GGCAGCGTTGGATATTTCTATCAAACATGATTGATGCTTGGAGAATTTTCCCGAGAATGTTTTTATCAGTATATATTTTCTTGTTGTACTATTGTACTATGTGGTTTATGGATTTAACAGACCCAACAATGGAACAGTCAGGACTTATTAGTATCGTCGTAGGAGCGGGTGCGGCATGGTTCGGACTATACGCAGGTACAGCGAAGGATAAAATTAACGGTGGTGGAAAATAGTTCTTGACTTCATCTCATAATTTTAGTATAATATAAGTTATGAAAAAGTTCAAAGACATTAAAAAAATCAAGCCAACAAAGAAAGAAGAAAAAGTATGCTATTACTGTAAGACTACAGAAAATGCAGACGGTCTTTGTGGCGTATATAAGTGCTGGAAGTAGAGTAATGAACTTATTTTACTTAGACGAGAATCTCGACAAGGCAGCAGAGTATCATGTTGACAAGCATATTGTTAAGATGCCACTAGAAGCTGCCCAGATTCTTTGCACAACAATTTACATAGACAAGTTTCTAGGGTATGTTCCTCGCGCACTCAATGCAGACGAGCGAGAAGTTCTCAACAAACTCAAAGCAGAAATCAAGCATTTGCCTCTTGAGGAACGACCCTTCCCCTACCTCCCAATGATGTACAATCATCCTTGCACAATCTGGGCAAGAGAGTCATTGGACAACCATGAGTGGGTTCATTGTTATGCTAACGCATTGAATGATGAGTACCACTATCGCTACGGCAAGCTACACAAATCAATCGAACAAGTAGTAAACAAATTGCCAGACCCAGTGAATCTTGAGAGAGTAGGTTTTACTAAGTTCGGACTGGCAATGCCAGAGGACTTACGAGATTACGATAATCCGATACAAAGCTATCGAGACTATTACCATTTAGACAAGGCAACCTTCGCCAGTTGGAAATACAGAGACAAACCACACTGGTGGAACGAAGACTATGCCGATTACGAAAAAAGGATAACCCGTGTATAACCCAAAACAAGTACCCCAGTACAAATTCAATGAGGACTTAATATTGTCCCGACTAGAACAGTATGTTAACAATACATATAGTCAACACTATGCTACTACAGGTAAGCAAACAACAGAGATGGTATTTGAACATGGTCATGGAGATGGCTTCTGTATCGGAAATATTATGAAATATGCACAGCGTTTTGGAAAGAAAGAAGGCAGAAATGAGAAAGACTTATACAAAGTTATTCATTATGCAATCATTCTTTTAGGCTCAATGCAAGAGGAACAGAATGGCAGTTAGAAAGAAAAGAGAAGAAAAACTCTCAGAAACAAATATTAATAAAGTAATAGAATTACTTGCTGCTGAAAAGCCTATTACAAAGAAAGAGGCGTGTGAGATACTAAATATAGCATATAACACAACTCGTCTTAGTAAGATTTTTGCAGACCACAACGAAACAGTAGACCACCGACTTAGAAGAAAAGCACAGAACAAAGGTAAAGGAGTAACAGAGTTAGAGAAAAAATCAATAGTCAAGTACTATTTAGAAGGTTCTAATACATCTGACATTGCTAAGGCATTGTATCGCTCACCAGCTTTTATCAAAGCAGTAATCGAACGAATGGGAGTACCACAAAAACTTCCTGACACTGATTACAAAGGCATTAAAAATGCTATGATACCAGAACCTTGCGTTCAAGAAGAATTTCTTATAGGTGAACGGGTATGGTCAGCTCAAGGCAACTGTATTGCAGTTGTAAAACGAGAAATAACAAAGTCCCATAACTTTGATAAATATGGTAGCAAGTGCTATCTATTATGGGAAATCGAAATGGCAGAGTGTGAATCGCCCTACTTTGGATTTGTACGCAACGCAGGGCATAATGCTCCACGACTAGCGTATAACATTGGAAGTTTAAGACACTTACAGGAATATTTATGACAACACTACAAATGATACTATGTTTTTGGCTAGCAGGTAGTTTACTTGCTATGTGGAAAATATGGAAACCTTCACTTAAAATAATTACTTTAATAGATAGTAACAATATATTAGTAGAAAGACCTATACTATCAACAATAGTAGTATTTATAATATTCACGATATTTTTACCATTTATGGTAATTCCTTTATTAATTCCTAACAGACTAGAAGAGTTTGTATCAGGTTTTATTAAAGGAGCAGAGAGAATTAAATAATGGCATATAGCAAAGAAGTAGTAGATAGATTTGAAGGCGTTTTAGCAAGTCCTAAACAGTTTTCAGTAGGAAGATTTGATCCTAACGATCCAGATGTAGCAACAGGAATGCAAGGCGCTCCTGCATGTGGAGATGTAATGAAACTACAACTACGCATTGATCCTTTAACGGATATTATAAAGAGTGTAAAGTTTAAAACTTATGGGTGTGGTAGTGCTATCGCATCTTCTTCACTTTTTGTAGATATGCTAACAGGTAGAACAATAGAAGAAGCAAAGCAAATAAAAGACAAAGATATTGCAGCAGCACTCAAGCTTCCTCCGATTAAGTTACATTGTTCAGTATTAGCAGAAGGCAGTATTAAAGCTGCGATAGAAGATTGGGAGACAAAAAATGCTTGAATTTATATTTACATTGCCCACAAACATTATGCTACTCGGCTTTAACCTCGCAATATGGGGAGCAGCTGTATATTATGTAGTAGAGTGGGTTAAAGACACACTAAAAGACAAAGGATACTTATGAGTTATTTATTAAAAGCACTTATCGCTAAGTTACAAGGCGAAGTAGAAGTGGCAAAGGCAAATATACAAGTGTATCTTCATAATTCAGCAGGTATCGGAGAGCATCCAGATATTGTTGAGGCTATGGAAGTACAGATAGAGAAAATTGCAAATGCCGAAGAAAAGATCGAAACCATACAAAAGCATTTTTCTAGATAGGAAACCCCTATAGATACCGAAAAATACTTCTTGACAGATGGTTTCAAATTCGATATAATATAGTTATATTTAAACAAGGATATACATGAGTGATAGATTTTATATGCAACAGTACGACCGAACAGGTTGGAAACCAGTATGGAATAACACATGGATCCAAAACAAACACAGGAGAAAAAACATGGCTTGGACAGACGAATCTAAAGCACAGGCAGTCGAAATGTATCAGGAACAAGAACCAACACCTGAAACTTCAATGGAGATTGTAAAAGACATAGCAGACGAACTTGGTGAATCACCAAATGGAGTTCGTATGATATTGACCAAAGCAGGCGTATATGTAAGAAAAACACCAGCAGCTAAAACCTCAAGCGCAGGTGGCGGTGGTGGACGAGTATCAGTAGCTGATGCTCAAGCAAGCCTTACTTCAGCCTTGTCAGACGCAGGTCAAGAAGTTGATGACGCTATTATCGGTAAACTAACTGGTAAAGCTGCAGTATACTTCAAAACAGTAGTTGACAACTTAAATAGTTAAAAAATAGTTTAACCAAGACATTGCAAAATGTCTTGGTTTTTTGCATCTCATAAAAGAGACCTCTGCAATTAGCAATACAAAATAATTTTTGTTAGATTAAATTGGAGGAATCAATGAAAAAAGAGGAGCTTAAAGCTAAACTCGAAGAAGCAGGTGACGCAGTAATCACCTATAGAAGTCAAAACTCTAGAAAGCTAAAGTATAATGTTTGCACTGCTGACTTTTCTACAGAATACATTCGTCAGAAAAGAAACAGAGCAAAAGAAGGACAGCACACAGTTTTATTATTTTGCTGGGACACAGATTCTTACAGGATACTTGTCCCTGAAAATGTAACGAGTGTTGTACCTCTCAACCGAGTGATTAAGAATGATTGACTTTACTGCCCCCGCAATATACGAAAAAATGATACAGGAAACTGAGTATGAACAGATACGTCTGGTAGTTTCTACTTTCCGAGATGTTGAGTATATATCATTAAGAAAGTATTATTTAGACTTTGAGGAAGAATGGAAACCTTCTAATCAAGGAATAAGTATGCCTATTGATTTTGATAATAGTAAAAGACTCTTTGAAGGATTAGTAGAAATCATATCCCTAGCAGAGAGCAAAAGTATTTTAGAAGAAGAATTTAAAGATATACTGGATCAAATCTACCTAACCTAAAATATTTCTTGACAAGTCCTTGTAAATTTAGTATAATATACTTATGAAAAATTTAGAGACATTATTAAATCAGGCACGATTCTCGTACTATAATGGTAAACCCATTATGTCAGACGAAGCCTATGACAGACTAGAAGATCAATTAGGCGTTTCCTCTCAAGTAGGACACGATCTTATTGACTCGAAAAGCGCACGATATCCTCATGCGTTCCCTATGTATTCTTTACAAAAGTCCTACAGTTCATTAGACAATCCAAACTATGGATCAGAGCCTGTAACAGTAACACCTAAATTAGACGGAGCAGCAGTAAGTCTGCAATACATTCGAGGCACATTATCTATTGCCTTAACAAGAGGAGATGGCAAGCAAGGACTTGACATCACCGACAACATGAGGTTCTTAGTACCTCGCCACCTATTGCCCTTTCAAGGCGTACCAATTATACAAATCACAGGAGAAGTAGTAGCCCCAGCAACGATTAAGAATAGTCGTAACTATGCAGCGGGTGCGCTAAGTCTACATGATTCAGACGAATTTCAGAAAAGAGATTTAACTTTTGTTGCGTATGGGGTACAACCATACCCAACAGATAACTTTATTGAAGATATGGAATATCTCAATGCCTCTGGCTTTGAGACAATTATTGATAGTGATTATCCTATGTTTCCCAGAGACGGAGATGTTTGGAGAATCATAAGTAATAAAGCTTTCGAAAAGTTAGGGTATACTTCCCATCACCTTCGTGGAGCATTTGCTACCAAGAAAAGACAGGAAGGTGTAGTAACAGAACTCATTGATGTAGTATGGCAAGTAGGCAAATCAGGAAATGTTTCCCCAGTAG